GGGTTAGAGTTTGACATCGCACCTAAACTTAGTGTAGAAGATGGTATTGAGCAAGTTAGACGAATGTTGCCGAAGTGTTACTTTCATAAAAGTAATTGCAAAAAGCTCATTGAGGCATTAAAATCGTACTGCAAACGATGGGATGAAAAAAATAATTGTTTTAGAAACAAACCCTTACACAACTGGGCATCACACTTTTGCGACTCTGTTCGATATGGTGCAATCGTAGAACCTGTTGAAAGATCCGACTGGTCTAAACCGATAAGAGTAGATACGAATTATATAGTTTAATATGGCAAAAAAAATCATAGAATTATCAGATCCTAAATTACGAAGTTTACTTTCAAATCAAATTGAAAATGCGTTAGGTTACTTGGGAGGTAATCTTTCTCAATCAAGAAGAAAATCTTTAGAATATTATTTAGGCGACAAACTTGGAACTGAAATAGATGGTAGATCACAAGTCGTATCTACTGACGTTGCCGACACTGTTGAAAGTTTGTTACCAAATTTATTAAGAGTATTTACTGCATCCGAAAAAGTAGTTCGTTGCGAACCTGTAACAGGCGAAGATGTACCTCTTGCCGAACAAGCAACTGCTTATCTCAATCATGTTTTCTACAAAGACAACAATGGCTTTCAATTACTTTATAATTTTTTCAAAGATGCACTAATTGAAAAAAATGGTTTCTTAAAAATTTATTATGACGAAAGCGAAAAGGTTGAACATGAAACTTATAAAAATTTAACCAAAGCTGAAAAGGATGCCTTAGAAGATACCTACAATGAAATAGAAGTTTTAGAAGAAGAAGTTTACGAAGATGAAAAAGCTAAAGATGCTTATGAAAAATTATTAGAACAATACGAAGCTCAAGGAGTAGATGTTTCAACAGTAGAGAAACCAGATTTTAATTTATATAATTGTAAAATTAAAAGAACTTCAATGAATGGCAAAATCAAAATCGAATCTGTGCCACCTGAAGAATTCTTGATAGACCGAAACGCAAAATCAATCGAAGACGCAGACTTTGTTTCGCACAAAGTTTTGATGTCAAGATCAGACTTAGTGGCGATGGGTTATGATGAAGAAGAAGTTAATAACCTACCTACATCAGAAGAAGATATTTACAACACCGAAGAAATAGTAAGACAAAGAAATATTGATGAGTTTCCTGTTGATAGTGCAACAGATAAATCTACAGAAAAAGTTTTAATCTATGAGTCTTATGTAAAATACGATTACGATGAAGATGGTATTGCGGAACTTAGAAGAATTGTATCAGCAGGAGATAGTGGTTCTATGATTTTAGAAAATATGCCTTGTGATGATATTCCATTTGTAACTGTAACACCAATTCCTATGCCACATAGATTTTATGGTAGATCAATTTCAGAATTAGTTGAAGACATACAGTTAATGAAATCAACTGTGATGCGTCAAGTGTTGGATAATATGTATCTAACAAATAATAACAGAGTAGCGATCATGGATGGTATGGTTAATATGGATGACTTATTAACAACTAGACCTGGTGGTGTAGTTAGAACTAAGCAACCACCGAACCAAGTGATGCAGCCATTACAAGCTCAACCGATTTCACAACAAGCCTTTCCTTTACTAACATATCTTGATAGTGTTAGAGAGGTGAGAACTGGAGTTACTAAACAAAGTCAAGGTTTAGATCCAGACACTCTCAATGCTAAAACCGCAACAGGTGTTAATGCGTTGATGTCGCAAACGCAAATGCGATCAGAATTGATTGCAAGAATCTTTGCCGAAACTGGTGTTAAAGATTTATTTAAAAAAATATTTGAACTGATGGTAAAATATCAGGACAAAGAAAGAATTGTAATGATAAACAATCAGTATGTTCCTGTAAAACCTACTGAATGGAAAGATAGATTTAATATTTCAATCGTTGTTGGCTTAGGTACAGGTTCAAAAGAGCAACAATTAATAGTTTTAAACTCAATTTTAGAAAGACAGCTTCAAGCATTCCAATTACAAGGCGGAAAAGAGATGCCAATGGTAACTTTGAAGAATATGTATAACACTTTATCTAAAATTATTGAGAACGCAGGTCTAAAAAACATCGAAAGCTACTTTGTAAACCCTGATGTCGGTAAACAAATGATGCCTCCACCTGCTCCACCACCTCTAACACCGATTGAGAAGATAGAATTTACAAGAATTGATGCTGAGAATAAGAGAAAAATTGCAGATTTAGAATTACAAGCTCAAGAACTGCAACAAAAAACTCAACAAATGGCTTTAGACTTTGAAGCGAAGATAAAAGAGATGGCATTAAAATATAATACTCAGTTAGATACTGCAAAAATTAAAGCTGATGCAGATTTAGACAAGATGATGATGGCTGGAGAAAACAAAATTCTTGAACAAGCCACAAAATCAACTAATATGTTCAGTCAACAAGTACAAGGATTAAATGGAAACCAAAGATCAGGCGGAGAGGTCGCTGGAAGTCAGCCGATCCCACCAAGCCAAGCAGGTACTAGAGAATAAAATTTTTGTAGAGGCAATAGAATCTCTAAAAAAACTTTATTCTGAGGCACTGTTAGAAAAAACAGGTGCTAAAGAGAGTGATACCAGAGAAAAACTTTGGATTGCCTACAATGTTGTTGGAAAAGTCGAACAACATCTTCAAACTGTTATTGAAACAGGGAAACTTGCTCAAAAACAATTAGAAGATTTTAGAAAACAACAACAGAAAACAAAATTCTAACTATAGTTAGAATAAGCCAAGTCAAAAAAGACAGCTTAACCACAGGAGGACTTAAATGTCTAACACAAACCCATTACTGAACAATGATTCAGTACAAGGTGCTGCAAAGTCTATTGAAGGTTTGATGGACACTAAAGGTGTTATCAAAAAACCACAAAAAGAAGCTGCACCAGTTGAACCAAAAGAAGAAGTAGAAGCGAAAGCAGAAACAGAAACTGAGGTTGAACAACAAGCTGAAACTCAACAAGAGGAAACTCAAGAAGTTGCAGAACAAGAAGAAGCATCCCAAGATGAGAATGCGATTGAAGAACAAGAAACCGATCTACACCAAGTCATAGTAAATGGTGAAAAGATTGATGTTGACCTTGAAGAATTAAAAGCAGGTTATCAAAAAGATGCCGACTATAGACGAAAGACTGAAGAATTAGCGATTGAGAAAAGAGAGCTAAGAGCTGAGGAGGATCGTCTGAAAAACCAGTATTCAACTAAGATGGAAGATTTAAATTCTTTAGTCGCTACTTTGAATGCTGAAATTAACAATGATATGAATTCTAAAGAGTTAGATGCTCTTTGGGAGGAAGATCCAACTGAAGCTGCTAAAGTTGATCGTAGAATTCAGAAACGAAAAAATACGATACAACAAGCACAGCAAAAACTGAGAGATCATCAACAAGCTCAGTTTCAGGAGATATTGAGAGAAGAACAAAAAAAACTTCACTTACGTCATCCTGAGATTGCTGATCCTATCAAGGGTGCTACAGTTAAATCGAATATCATGAACTATTTAAGTTCTAAGGGATTTTCAAATGAAGATGTCGCTAGAATTTATGACTCAAGATATTTCGATGTGATTATGGATGGTATGAACTATAATAAATCTAAGTCAGTTAAACCTGGTTTAGTTTCTAAAAAAGTTAAACCAACTAAGTTTGTTAAGTCAGGCATTAAAAGTACAAAAGAAGAATTAAACTCTAAAACTAGGTTGAATCAAATCAAGACGTTGAAGAAGTCTGGAAGTCCAAAAGACGCAACCGAACTTCTGATGCGTTATTTATAAACAATAACCTACTAAGGAGATAAACAATGGCTGTATATCAAACATATCAAACAGTCGGCATAAGAGAAGATTTGGCAGATATTATTTACTCAATATCACCAACAGAAACTCCTTTTATGTCTGGTGTTGCTAAGACACAAGCAACAAACACATCACACCAATGGCAAACAGATGCTTTAGCGGATGTAGCTGCTAACGCTGCTGTTGAAGGTGCAACTATTTCGTACCCAACATTGAGTGCAACAACTAAACTAACTAACTACACTCAAATCTCTACTAAAGCGATTCAAGTATCAGGAACTAATGATGCTGTAACATCTGCTGGTAGAAATAATGAGTTAGCTTACCAAGTAGCAAAATCTGCGAAAGAATTAAAAAGAGATATGGAAACTGCTCTTTTATCAAACGTAGCTGCTAATGCTGGTAATGCTACAACTGCAAGAAAGTCTGGTGGAGTTCAAACTTGGATTTCATCTAACGTAAGTGCAGGTGCTGGTGGTTCAGGTTCTGGTGGCGGTGCTGCAAGAACTGATGGTACTCAAAGAGCTTTCACTGAAGATCAGTTGAAATCTGTATTGAGATCATGCTTCGATGCTGGTGGAAACCCTAACATGATTATGGTTGGTGCTTTCAACAAACAGAAGCTATCTGGCTTTACTGGTGGTTCAACTAGATTTGACCAAGCAGAAGACAGAAGATTAGTTACTTCTATTGACGTATATGAGTCAGACTTTGGAACATTACAAGTTGCTCCAAACAGATTCATCAGAGGTGCTAATGCTACTGCTGCTAAAAAAGGTCAAGATGCGTTAGTATTAGAGATGGACTACTTCGCTGTTGCTTTCTTAAGAGATTTTGCTCTACAAACTCCAGCTCAGACTGCTGACGCAGATCAGAGATTTATGGTTGCTGAGTACACTCTTGAGTCAAGAAACGAAGCTGCAAGTGGTGCTGTTTACGATCTAACAACATCATAATAAATAGTTTTGGTGGGGGAGTAATCCCCCATCATTTTAATTAACAATTTTGTTTGGTCTTTGAAGATTTAAAGTCGGAACGAAGCAAATAAAAAGGATAAAAAATGAGAACATTAAACGATTACTTTCTAACTGCTGAGATTGAAGATGTATCTACAGCTTCATCAACATTTGTTGCAGTACCTGATGGTGGTAAAATAATTAAAATTATTACTGCTTTACAAGGTGCTATCTCTGGAGGCAATGCTGCAATTTCTTTTGAAATAGGTGGTACTGCTGTAACTGGTGGTGGCATAACTGTTGCTCACTCTGGTTCTGCTGCTGGTGATGTAGATACTGCTGAACCTACTGCTGCAAACAGAGTAGAAGAAGATGGAACTATCGAAATGATTACTGATGGTGGTTCTACTGGAGCTAAAAAATTACTTGTTACATTTGTAATTAGAAGATAATAAACACATGAGGGGATCTTGCCTAGCGGTATTTCCCCTCTACCTAATAGGAGATAAATATGAGTTTTAATTATGGATTAAGACCTACAACAGTACAGATGGTAACTTTATCAGGAAGTACATCTACACAATCATCAGCTTTTGGTAGTCAATCAGAATATGTAAGAATTTGCTCAAACGCAGATGTGCATATTTTATTTGGTGCTAACCCAACAGCTACAGCTAATAGTATCTTTATACCTGCTGACGAACCTGAAATTTTTAAAATTTCTCCAGGTGAGAAAGTAGCAGTTATTGGTTCTAGTGGTAATGATATTTCTGTTGTTGAAATGAGTGCTTAGTGGCTAGACAAAAGTTTGTTCATTTTGTTCCAAGACCG